AGATGCTAATAATTTTACAAAAATTACTGGTGCTGTAGCAAACGAAGAAGCAACATTAACAGATGGATCAACTATAGCTTGGGATGTAATAGCTTCTCCAGTTGCAAAAGTAACTTTAGCTGGAAACAGAACTTTATCTGCACCTTCTGGATCAACTCCTATTGCCGGTCAATTTATTGCAATAACAGTTATTCAAGATGGTTCAGGATCAAGAACTTTAACATGGAACTCTACATACGAATTTACGGCTGATACAGCTCCAACATTAACAACAACTGCTAGCAAGGCGGATTTATTTGTTTTTAAATACAATGGATCTAAATGGTTAGAAACGGGTAGAAATCTTAACTTAACAATATCATAGGAATATTATGTACGCATTAGTAGAATCAGGATCAATAACAAAATATTTTAATTATCCTAAAGGGTTTACTTTAGGAGATACACAATACCCAGCAGACATTTTTACAAAATGGTCTGTTGAAGAAAAAAAAGCAATTGGTATTTATGAAGTAGTCTTTGATAATAGTAATAAAAAAGATGAAAAGTGGTATATTAATACTAATTTATCTTTTGTTTTTGCTAATGAAACAGTTACAGCTTCATATGGAACTGCTATACCAAAAGCACATGCAGATTCTAATGCAGTAGATGAGGATGGTAATAATCTTTTAGATTCTGATGGAAACCAAGTAATTGACTTTGGATTAAAAACGCAATTAATTAAAATTTTAAAACAACAAGTAGCTGGAGAACTTTCTAAAACTGATTGGTACATAATTAGAAACACAGAAAAATCTACAGCAATTCCTAGTAATATATCTACTCACAGAGATGCGGTTAGAACTAAACAAGCAGAAATGGAAACTGCAATAATTAATGCAGCAGATACTCCAGCATTAGAAACTTTATACACATATACAGAACAAGGGGATGGTTCTTTTACAAGACCACTAGGCGAATTACCAACATTGGAGTCGTAATTCATGCCTATAATTTTACCAGCAAACTCAGCAGCGTCAGGGGGTTTTGGAGTAGCTAACTCATTAAGATTTGATGATGGTAGTTCTGATAATTTAAGTGGAACTTTATCTAGTGGCTCTGGTAGTGATACTAAAGGTACTATAAGTCTTTGGGTTAAAAGAGGTCATTTAGGAACAAATCAAGCTATTATTTGTGGTAAAAAATCAAATTCAGAAAGAGTTACAGTATCATTTACTGATGAGAATAGATTTGAAATTCAATTCATAGATACTTCAAATGCTTATAATTGGAGATCCACTGCTTTGTTTAGAGATACTGCTTCATGGTATAATTGTATAATAAAATTTGACACAGGTAATGGAACAGCAACATCAAGAGTAAGGGCTTTTATTAACAATGAAGAAATTACATCATGGAGTATGCAAGAAACAATTCCAAATGATTTAAAGATTGGTTTTTTTAATGGTACAGATGGAAACACAAGAGTAATAGGTGCAAGAGGTGGCTCAAGTACAGATAAATTTTTTGATGGATATATTGCTGAAGTGGTTGGTATAAATAATTCTTTAAATGATAATACAGATTTTGGAGAAGTAGATGAAGATAGTGGAATATGGAAACCAATAGATGTATCTGATTTAACCTTTGGCACAAATGGATTTTATTTAGACTTTGAATCGTCAGGTGCTTTAGGAACAGATTCTTCAGGAAATGGAAATAACTTTACAGTTAATAACCTTACATCAATAGATCAGTCAATTGATACCTGTACAAATAATTTTGCAACAATGAACAATTTACTTCTTTCTGTTGCATCATTAAATTTTACTGATGCTAATTTAACAAATAATGGAAATTCAAGTAGCACTTGGAGAACTATGTATTCAACAATTCCTGTATTAGCTGGAAAATGGTATTTTGAAATAAGAATAAATAAAACTAAAACTTCTGATCCAAATAATTTTATAATTGGAATACAAGATATTGGACAAGTGTTTCAAGCAGCAAATACCGCTGAAATACAATCTACATCAAGAGGTTATGGTTATAGAGGAAATGGTGGTAATAAAGCTAATAATACCACTGGTCAAGGTAGTTCTTATGGAGATTCTTATGGAAGTATAGGAGATATTATTGGCTGTGCAGTTGATTTAGACAATCATAAACTTTATTTTAGAAAAAATGGAACTTATCAAAACTCTGGCGATCCAACAAGTGGTGCAACAGGCACAGGTTCAGCTTTTGATTTAGCAACTGGTGTTACTTATGTGTTTGGAATATCATCATATTATGATGATGATCGTCATTCATTTAATTTTGGCTCTCCACCTTATAGTGAGAGTGGTGGTAATTCAGATGGTAATGGTTACGGAAATTTTGCTGGTTCTGTACCATCAGGATATTATAGTTTAAACACAAAAAATTTAGCACAATATGGATAGGATATTATTATGAGTTACACAGATGTAGATAAACCCGTAGATTATTTTAACACAGTTTTATATACTGGTAATGGTTCAACACAATCTATCTCTGGTGTAGGATTTGCTGGAGATTGGTTTTGGTTCAAAGAAAGAAGTGTATCTGGTAATCATCAAATTTTGGATAGAGTAAGGTCATCTTTTACAAAAAATTTGATAACAAATGATACAAATGAAGAAGGAACTACATCAACCTATATTACTTCTGTAAATAGTGATGGTTTTGCTCTTGGTACAAATAATGCAATTAATCAATCTGGTGTTACAAATGTTGCTTGGTGTTGGTTGGCAGATAACACTACAGGTTCATCAAATTCTGATGGAAGCATAACCTCAACTGTTAGTGTTAATCAGACGGCCGGTTTCAGTATTGTGTCTTATACTTCTACTGGAAGTAATGCTACTGTTGGTCACGGGCTAAATGCAGTGCCAGGTTTAATGATAATTAAAAGGCGTTCAGGAGATACAGAAAATTGGGTAGTTTATCATAAATTTTTTGGTGCAACAAAATTCGTAAAGCTCAATTCAACCGATGCAGTGAGTACCTCTTCTACAAGGTTTAATAATACAGAGCCGACATCTTCAGTATTTTCAGTTGGAACAAGTGGCGACACTAATGGTGGTACTTCTCCATTCATAGCCTACTGTTTCGTAGAAAAACAAGGATACTCAAAATTTGGAAATTACACAGGAAATGGAAATTCAAATGGAGCATTTGTTTATACAGGATTTAAACCTGCTTTTGTAATTGTAAAAATGTATGAAGCTAATTCTAATGGAAATTGGACTATGCACGATAATAAAAGACCAGGTTATAACCCTACAAATAAAACTTTATATCCCGGTCGAAATTATGCCGAAGATACAGGTCTCGGTAGAGGTATGGAGTTATTTTCAAATGGGTTTAAATTCACAGGAAATGATGAGGGTAATACAACAGATCAAGAGTTTATTTTTTGGGCTTTCGCTGAAAATCCATTTGTTTCGTCATCTGGTGTACCAACAACTGGGAGGTAATTCTCGTGTTACAAAAAATAGGATTTCAACCTGGATTCAATAAACAGATTACAGAAACCACGGCCGAAGGACAATGGGTTGGTGGAGATAATGTTCGTTTTAGATATGGCACACCTGAAAAGATAGGTGGTTGGTCACAATTAGGTGAATCAAAATTAACAGGGGCTGCAAGAGCTACTCATCATTTAGTTAACAAATCCGGTAATAAGTTTGCAATCATAGGTACCAATAGAATTTTATATGCTTACACAGGGGGTGTGTTTTATGATATTCATCCTATTAGAGCCACAACTACTTTAACTAATGCTTTTTCCACAACTAACGGATCTCCGACAGTTACAATAACTTTTAGTGGAGATCATGGCTTAGTTGCTGGAGATATTATTCTTTTAGATAATTTTACAACAATAACTAATTCTAATTATTCAGCATCCGACTTTGATGATAAAAAATTTATGGTGACATCTATAGTAGACTCATCAGTTATTACAATTACAATGTCTTCTAATGAAACAGGATCTGGTGCTACAACATCTGGTGGTATTAGAGTACAAGCATATTATAGTGTTGGACCAGCAGAACAGTTACCTGGTTTTGGTTGGGGTTTAGGTCAATGGGGTGGAACAGTTTCAGGTGAAGCAACTACAACTTTAGATGGCGCTATTAATGACAGTACAACTACAATTGTTTTAACAGATGCATCTCTGTTTCCAACCACTGGAACAAACTTTGTTCAAATAGGTTCAGAAGAAATTTCATATACAGGTATATCAACTAATACTTTAACAGGTGTAACAAGAGGAGTTAGAAACACCACAGCTGCCTCTCACAGTGATAATGCAACAATAACTAATAGTTCTGACTATGTTGCATGGGGTGAAGCTGCATCAGGTGACTTAGTTGTTGATCCTGGTTTATGGTCTATTGATAATTTTGGAGATAAAGTAATTGCACTAATTCATAATGCACAAGTATTTGAGTGGGATTCAAATGCAACAGGGGCAACTCAAACAAGAGCAACTATTATATCTGGTGCACCGACAGCATCACGTGATATGTTAGTATCAACACCTGATAGACACTTAGTATTTTTTGGAACAGAAACTACTATTGGTGATCCAACAACTCAAGATGAAATGTTTATTAGATTTTCAAACCAAGAAGATATTAATACTTATCAACCAACAGCA